GCAATAGCACTTAAATTTATACAAGATACACATGAAAACATACATGGCTAAACATGAACTGGACAACTGAACAACTCAAAGAGAAAGGCTATACCCTCGCACCTGACGGACACTACTACTATGCAGACAACTATAAACCTCCATCTAGACGGCTACTTGACACCCTCACTAAACACGCTACTAAACGCTCACTGGTCAAAGTACACAAAACAGAAGAACCTAGCAAGGACTGCACTCCTAAACGCAATCCGAAATACCATCTCGCAATTACAAGATTCTCCACAAAAACACTCGACGTTGACAATCTTGCAGGAGGCTGCAAACCACTTATCGACCAAATCCGATACGCTCACCTCATCCCAGACGATAACCCAGAAAGCGTCGAAATCACGTTCAGCCAAATTAAAGTCAAAACCCAAGCCGAGCAACGAACGGAAGTCTCTATTACCAAATCGTAATCCAAAACCTTATGAGCTTTAAACCATCTCGCAAAGTAGGCACTCCACCAAAATACGACGAAGCTATCGCAGACGAAATCTGTGAACGTCTCTCAATCGGTCAAACACTCTCATCCATATGTAACCTACAAGGCATGCCAAACTACTCCACAGTATGGAGATGGGAATCTTCTAATGAAGAATTCCGCAACAAATCCGCACACGCACGAAAGATCGGAACTCACGCACTCGCAGATGACTGCATCAGAATCGCAGACGATCCCATGCTCGACGCAGCAGAGAAGAGGGTCAGAATTGACACTCGACTCCGCTTACTGGGTAAGTGGAACGCTCGTCAATACGGAGATAAGATCGAAATCGAAACGACTCAAGTTAAGCCACTCAACGTGACATTCACTATCGGTGATCGTAATGCAGAACCTATTGAGCTAATCGAGGGAAGAGAACCAGAACCTCACAAGCTAGAACTGCGTAACGGAGCGGATTCAGAGGAGGACGACACACAAGCGAACGTGTAGCTAATTTTAACCATGAATTCGCACCATGTGTAAACAATATTCCGCATCTTGCCGTAGATATTTTACGAACCACAATATATTGGGGTAATGAATAATGACAAAAACCTGTCCCAAATGTGGGTATATGTCTTCCGTGTACAATTCCCGTGACCAATCTGATCGAATCTGGCGTAGGAGATTCTGCAACTCTCCCAAATGCGCCAATAGGTGGACTACCTACGAGATCACAGAAGACCTGTTCAATCAACTAATGGAAACCCAAACAATCAAAAACAAGATCAAGGAACTAGCAGAGAGTATATGAAGGCATACGAGATAACGCCAGAGATGCGTATAATCCAGCAACAAAAGCAGGAGATTAGGGAATTACGCCAAATCATCCATGAATTGCAACATGACATCAACAAGTATAAATCATTGATCAACAAACTAAAGAACAAGAAAAACAACCTATAACTTCTGATAACGCCTGTAGGTGATAATAAGATTATGAAAAAACCAACAACACAAAAGGGGCTATATGCCAACATCAACGCAAAGAAGAAACGCATCGCAGCAGGGAGCGGTGAGAAAATGAGGAAACCCGGCAGTAAGGGCGCACCAACCGCCAAGGCATTTAAACAATCGGCCAAGACCGCAAAACCAGCAAAGAAGAAATGAGATTTCACGCACTAGGACTTCCACACACAGTTACATCGAAAGAATTCAACGCCTGCGCTTATACGCAAAAGGTAGTGAAATTCGGCAAGATGATGACCGAGCGAGGGCATGAGGTGATCCATTACGGGCATGAGGATAGTGACCTGCAATGCACGGAACACGTCAGTGTCCTAACCAATGAGGACTTCGCCAAGAGCTATGGTAGCCACGACTGGAGGAAGACATTCTTCAAGTTCAACACAGGCGACCATGCCTACCAGACATTCTATGCCAATGCTATTCGGGAGATAGGTTCTCGAAAGAAAAAGAACGACTTTATTCTTCCATTTTGGGGAAGTGGCGTCAGGCCGATCTGTGATGCTCACAACGACTTAATCGTGGTCGAGCCGGGGATTGGGTATGCAGGGGGTCATTGGGCGCGATGGAAGGTATGGGAGAGCTATGCCATCTATCACGCCCATTGCGGCATGAGTGCTGTTGGTCAATGCCAGCAGGACAACTATTCCGTAGTCATTCCAAACTACTTTGATGTCGAAGATTTCGACTTCAATGACCAGAAGGAGGATTACTTCCTGTACCTCGGAAGGGTCTACTCTGGAAAGGGTGTTGATATCGCCATCGATGCAACACGCAGGGCAGGCGTTAAACTGGTTGTAGCGGGTCAGAAGGAAGATGGGTATACATTCCCGCCCCATGTTGAGTATGTGGGCTACGCTGACGTTTTAAAGCGCAAGGAACTCATGTCTAAAGCCAAGGCATCATTCCTGCCTAGTCAGTACGTTGAACCATTCGGTGGAGTCCAGATCGAGAACCTATTGAGCGGAACCCCAACCATCACGACTGACTGGGGATCGTTCGCAGAGAATAACCTGCACGGGGTAACTGGGTATCGCTGTCGCACGATGGGTGACTATGTCGATGCAATCAACAACATTGACCGAATCAAGCCATCGGACTGCCGTAAGTTTGGAGAGAACTTTACGCTTGAGCGAGTTGCACCTAGGTACGAGAAGTATTTCCAAGATGTGCTAGACGTGTACAACGGAGATGGTTGGTATGCTGAAGGAAACGGAATCGAAGCAATGACAATGATTTACCCATGAGTGACTATACATTTGAAAGCAACTACTGGGGTGATTGTTGCAACACATTCGACGAAGATCAGAAGCATTATGTCTACGCGAAATACATGGGGCTGAAACGAGTTGGCTACTCATTAGACGTAGCAGGCGCAAGGATCATCGACATTGGAGGAGGGCCAACATCGATGTTGCTCAAGACTATCAATCTTGCTGCACGTTCGTTGGTTATCGATCCGCTGATGTATCCAATGTGGACATACGACAGGTATTCCACGAAAGGGATTGATTCAACGATCTGCCGTGGTGAGGACATCTACGAGGAAGGATATGATGAGTGTTGGATTTACAATTGTCTTCAGCACACAGATGACCCTGACCTTATCATTAAAAATGGATTACGTGCAGCAAAGACAATACGCTTGTTTGAGTGGGTAGACATCCCGCCGCATGACGGGCATCCGCAAATGATTACAAAAAAGATGCTTGACGATTCTATAGGCAGTGAAGGAAGATTGGTTGACTTGGCTGAAGCAGGTTGCTTTGGCAAGGCATACTACAACATACATACACAATGAAATTAAGTACACCATACGAGCAGTTTGTGCAATCAATCATCAAGCCGGGGCATGACATCCTTGTCCAGCTTACTCCAGTCCAAGCATCGATTCTCCACATGGCGGTTGGCGTCAGCGGAGAAGCAGGCGAGTTGCTGGATGCGGTTAAGAAACACGCAGTCTACCAGAAGCCGTTGGACTTCGACAATGTGCGTGAAGAGGCAGGAGACATCTTGTTCTATTTGACTGGTCTTCTTAACGAGTTGGGCTTGACGCTTAACGAGTGCATTGAGGCGAATGTGGAGAAGTTGTCGAAGCGGTATCCAGAAAGGCGTTACACAAACGAAGCGGCAATTGCTAGGGCCGACAAAGACGAATCGATGGATAGGCAGGTTGTATTGAAGGATGACGATGATCTTGCTAACGTGCAGATTGAAAGCGTTTGTCGCATTGATGATCCAGATTGCGAGTCATGCCAATGAACACGCTAGAGCATTACATTCAGCACAAAAAACTGGATGCGATAAAGACAATGAACGCATTGCAATTGAATGGAGTTATTAGCGACGAGTGTGTTTTTCCAGAGGATGTAAGAGACTCTGGCAAAGCAGTCTACTGGCTGGAAGATCACATGGACGAGGTTAATTCATATTAACATGACTTGGGACGAATATGCATTGTCGATAGCTGAAGTTGTTGCAAGAAAGAGCAAGGATCCTTGGCGGCAGGTTGGTGCGGTGTTGTTGCGGCATGACAACACTGTTGCTGCTTGTGGTTACAATGGATTCCCGCCCAACATGGTTGAGGACTGGAGTTGCAGGGAAAAGCGTAGAAATTACGTTGTCCATGCAGAGCAGAACGCATTGCGCCATGTAAAGCCAATGGAGTGCTATCTGTTGGCATCAACAACATTGCCGTGTAACAATTGTTTAAAGTCTCTTGCATCTTACGGGATAAGGCGAATAGTCTATCGGGAGACTTACCCAACAGACGAATCGACAACCATGCTTGCATCGGAATTCAACATTGCCTTGATCAACATATGACGAAGGAGCAACTCTGGAAAGTGTATTGCGACAAGAACCCATCGTTTGCTGGAAGTGGGAATGTTACCATGTCAGCAAGGGGTCTGCGAAAGTTGTTTGATACAACATGGGATACTGCGATGTATGATGGTGTAGAAGATTCGTATAAAGATGCGAGTCACAGCAGAAGTGCGTCGGTGGATGAATTAATGAGTATCTTTGGAATGAAATGATTGAACCAAACATAGCACAAAAAGCGGTTAACTTTGTTAAGAGTGCAGCGGCTTTTATCAAGGCAGGTATGCCAATTCGCAACAAAGAGCAGATTGAAGAACGATTAGTTATCTGCAACCAGTGTGTCCATTATGATCCAACGGCATTTGGAGGATCTGGCAAGTGCGGGATTTGCGGTTGCAACATGGAAATAAAACTAGTGATGGATACAGAGAAGTGTCCATTGAATTATTGGAAATGACAAGAGAAGAAGCACAGAGAAAGTCGAATGACGATTATATTTGGGGACGCATTTCCAAAGAAGAATGGTCAAAGCAATTTGACGAATTTAGTAATATGAGGGTTTGGGTTAAAGAAGGGAAGATAGAAAAAACAAAGGAGAAAGATGAATGATTCAGATCAAATAGACGAACTACAAAATAAAATCGACAAGTTGATTGACACATACATTTCCGAGTTTGATTTGCCATTGGCAAGCATGGTTGGAATCCTTCAAATCAAAATCCATGAGTTGATTGAGAATTCGATGTGCGACGAGGAAGACGAAGAGGATGAGGAGGACGAGGATGAAATATAATCGCATTGATCAACTTGGAATTGTAATCACAGACAATCCGATTGATCACATTGAATTTGATGTTTTAGATAAAGCATTAAAGAAAAATGGAATAGACACAGATAAGTTCAGCGAATACTTTGGAGTGCAAACTTGCTATGAAAGAGGGTTGTATCCGTGGGATGTTGAGCCTGTATTGGAGAGAATGATGAGTGGAAAGATAACTGGAACGCAGCTATACTGGGATTAATATTATGAATAAAGTAGATAAATTTATGATGGAAGCATTGGACGAGATGTTCAAGCGAGTGGGATTTGATGGATTCGACAAGGAATTCACTAACCAAGAAAATTGGTATTCCAAAAAAAGTTGGTCAACTGAAGAGTTTAGCAAATATAAAGATTGGTTTGTAAGTCGATTTGCCAAAGTATTCAGAACCAGTAAAAAAATGGGAGAAAAAGAATTTGCGTGGTTTAATTTGATGTGGGGATGGAAGGTTAATGACTAACAAGTCACCATCAGTTTTACAGGCAATTAACATTGCCACAAAGGTAAGAGCGGAAGCAGAAAAAGATGATATCAACGGAATCATCTATGCCGCTCAATTTATACTGACAAATCTGACGGATTCGCAGAAAAAATTGGTTACACTAGACGAAAAGGTGGCTAGGCAGACTGTGCTTAACTTCGTTCAGCACTTGCTGAAGCACGACCAGTTTGAGGCGGCAGCAACAATCCTATGGGGTTCTGGAGTGTACGATTGGCGACCACAGAGTGCTGCGGATACATGGAGGTGCTTGTTTGAGCATGACAAATTGTTGGTGCAAGGCGCGGGTGCAATGGGCAAGACGTTTAACGCAGCGGCATGGTTCCTGCTTGATTGGATGCGTGACCCAGAGTACACTTGTATTAAAGTTGTTTCGCTTACCGAGGCACACGCGCAACGAAATGTGTTTGCGGCGATTAAGACTTTTTATCGCACGGCATTGGTGCGTCCAGAATACGACGGAAGCGAGGATCTTGTTAAGAGCATTCAAGCTAACGACGATGATAAGAATGGAATCCACCTAGTTGCTGTACCGAAAGGCGATAGTGGAACTGGAACGCTCCGTGGATTCCACCCAAGTCCAAGGCAAAAGCCAGATCCTAAATGGGGTCAGATGAGTAGAACGCACGTTGTGCTGGACGAAGCGGAAGAGGTTCCTGCTGGAGTGTGGGAAGGTTTGCAAAACATCTTGTCTGCTGCGGATACGAAGGATTCCAAGGGACGCATCAAGATTTTTGGCGCATCAAACCCAAAGGATCGGAATAGCGAATTTGGAAAACGATGTGAACCTGCGCGAGGTTGGCAAAGTGTAGACTGCGAAGAGGATTTTGAATGGGAGAGCAGGGAAGGTTGGCACGTGTTGAGGCTGGATGCTGCGAAGTGCGAGAATGTGTTGGAAAAGGAGATTGTTTACCCCGGCTTTCAATCCTACGAAGGCTATATGGCTTACGAGTCAAAGGGCAGGACTGCCGAGTATTATTGCGCGGATACTGAAACAGAAGTTTTATCTAAAAAAGGTTGGCTGAAATACAATGAAGTAAAAATTGGCGATGCAATTTATACTGTAAATCCTGATTCTGGATTAGCGGAGTGGCAAGAAGTCAAAGAAGTTTTTGCAAAGCATTATGAAGGCAATCTTGTTTCAATGGAAAGCCGACATATGTCTGCGCTTGTTACTGATAATCACAGATGGGCTATAACAAACAAACAGATATTACATTCAAAAAATAGATTGCGTCTAAAGATAAAAGAAACAAAAAACCTTGCGAAACATGACATGATTCCATTGTGTCGAGAATCTATTGATAGCGAAAATATATATGACGATGATTTTGCAGAACTAATTGGATGGATTGTAACAGATGGAAGTTTTAGTGAAAACAATAGGGTTTTTATCTACCAATCACAAAAAGCAAATCCAGTTAAATGCGACAAAATTCGGGAACTCTTAATAAAAATAGGTCATCCATATCAAGAGGAAACTTATAGCGGAATAATCCATTTTAAATTTTCAAATCATCTTGGAAAAAAAGTTAAAAATGCAATTCCAAGCAAAAAATTAACAATAAATTTTATTGAAAAGTTAAGCAATTCTGGAAGGCGAAGGCTTTTTGAATCAATGGTTCTTGGAGATGGAGGGATTCAAGGCGGTAGCACAAAATACATTTGCACAAAAGATAAAGAGCAAGCTGAAATTTATTCTATCTTGATAAATCGAATTGGAATGGCAAGCCGAATACATGAAAGATTTATCAAGGGTAATTTTATAAAACAAACAAACTATCAGGCTAGAGGATGCACAATGTATTATGTTGATGCATTGGAAACTAAAAATGTTCGTATCCAATATATGAACATGAAAAAAGTTTTATATTCTGGCATTGTTTGGTGTCCAAGAACTAAAAATCAAACCTTCTTCGCAAGAAGAAATGGCAAGTGTTATTTTACAGGAAACACGATGGCGCGAGGATTCTTTCCGCAAGAAGGTATATCGATGGCAATAATCACGCCTGCGATGATGGACAACTCTATGGGCAGCTTGCGGTTTGTTGGGCCTGTAGTGCCTCTAGCAGCGTTCGATTTGGCATTGGAAGGGCGAGACCAAGTTGTCTGCTCATTCGGGCGATACGGACTTTGTGATGGATGGACTCCACGGGACGGACAATTCAGAGAATTCAAAAAACCAAAAACGTGTTTGCAGTTGGATTCGCAAATGCAGTTCCCAAAGTTAGCGACATTGGAACAGACCGCAGAGATTATTCGATTTGCAAAAGAGATGCGGATCGGTGCTAATTGGTTATGTGTGGATCGAACTGGAAACGGAGCGGGAATCCACGATGCATTGAAATCGCTTTACGGAAGTGAAGTTATGGGAGTGAACTATTCTTGGGCTAGTTCCGAAACTCATGTTCTTGGAGATGATACGCAGAGAGCTAACGAACTTTACTCTGGAGTTGTTACAGAATTGATTTTTGGACTTGCTAAATATCTGGAGTTTGAGTATTTGAAAATTTCACCGAGCTTCCGTACCGAGGAGTTGGTTCGACAAGCTACTTCTCGCAGGTACAAACAGCAGGGACAGGGGCTGGTGAGAGTCGAGAGTAAAGGAGATTATGTGAAACGCACTCGCCAAAATAGTCCTGACGCACTCGATTCCCTGTCCCTGCTGGTCTACCTAATGCGCCAACGCGGAGGAGTGGTTGCAACGATGACTGAACCGAAACCAGAAAAGTTTGTTTTCCAAAAAAAACATATTGGAATTGAAAATTACGAATACGTTGATTTTAGCAATTAATTTAATAAATAAGTAAAATTTTGCTTGCTATCGTTAAAAAACTGACTTAAATCTCAAGAATTCATGGCGAAACCGATAATTGGAATGATCCCGCCGGGGGGCTGGCATTACTACGATGGTGATGCAAGACTCACTGGATTTAGTTATGACAATCTTATTGAGGTTGTCACAAATTATCGTGCCGAAAATCACTTGCCTGTAGGGGATGTGGAAGGTGATGTTAATTCATATATCTGTTCCAAGAATCCTAACTTCTGTCATGGAGTAGACATGGTTGTTGTAACATCTGTGAATACACCTAGTCAAAAAACAGAGTTGCTAAACGACATTACTATTTGGGCTAAAAATGTCATCAATTCTTCAAAAGAGGTTGCACTTGTATCCAACGATCTGGCAGAGCAACGCGCAAAGATTTGCCTTAACTGCAAACAAAATGTTCAATGGAAAAGCGGATGTGGTGCTTGCGTGAAAGCAACGGATAGGTTAAGTGCGAGCATTAGGCAGGCAAGGGAAACAAAGACATCAAAAGCATTAGGTGGTTGCCTTCTGCTTCGTCACGACAATAAGTCCGCAGTTTTCATGTCCCGCGACAGCATTTCCCCATCAGACAATTTGCCAGTAGATTGCTGGCTAAATCTCAAATAATATGGCAGATACCAAACCAATTCCAGCAGAAGTAACCAATATCTACGCATCGAAAGCTGCAAGGATTATGAAAGCCTCGGACAAGCAGAGGATTTCTAACTTGGAAATAGTTGATAGCAACAATACTGGCGATGTTGTAAATCCCGAAACCCTGCAAGTTAAGCGTACGTTCAAAGACTGCCAGCAAGCCCATTCTGCCTATCGCAGGTTGAAGCAACAGAATGTTGAACGCAATCGCAAGAATCAACTTATCCAGAAAAAGCTCAACAATGAACCTCCGTATAGTGCGAAAAAACTGGAAAGCATGGGTCAGAATTGGCGCAGCAATCGCCCAACTGGGTTTTTGTCTACGATGGTTAGCCGCTTACAACCACCATTTAAGCAAGTAATTGAGCAGTCACCTACGCTTACTTACTCGAAATATCCAATGGAAGGGGTGAGTGAGGAACAAAAGACTAAAGTGTTCCGCGAAGAAATTACAAAGTGCATCCGTGGATGGAATGGACATGATGATCTCGTTGCACAAGTAACGCATGAGAACACAACATTTGGTTTTTGTGCCGTTTGCTGGGACGATGTGCGTGACTGGAAACCAGAATTCCTACGCCAAGATTATACCTTCTTTAGCATAGAAACCCCGCAGGAAGCGGATGCAACCCCGATCTGGGCTAGAAAACGCCGATACCAGATTGCTGAATTACTTCCAGTGTTGGAGCAACCAAGATTGTCTGCGCTTGCAGGTTGGCACATTAACAATTTGGTAAAGGCAATCAATAACGCAACGCCAGCAGGACGAACGCTTGATTCTGATGATGACGCTCGACGCTATGAAGACTGGATGCGAGAAGGATCCTATGGTGCATCTTACGAAAATGATGCAAAATATGTTGAGCTAGGTGAATTGTTGATCAAGGAACCAACAGGGAAAATCTCACGTTATCTTTTTGACGATAAGTCAGGCGATGAAATCTGCACACAATTGGATAGATACAACAAAATGTCGGACACAATCGCCCTATTCTCGATAGAGATTGGCAGTGGCGCATTGATGTCCTCCCGTGGTGCGGGACGTGATCTATACAACACGCATATCGCTATCGACAAAGCACGAAACCTTATTGTCGATAACTCGTATTTGCGTGGAATGCTATTACTTAAGAAAGGCCCAACCGCTAAAACAGGCATTCCTCCGCTTCAAGTAATGCATCCCGTTGCCTATGTCGCAGAGGGATACGATGTGGTTCAGTCGGCAGTGCCTGCTGATGTAGAAGATTTCATTAAACTTGACCAGTTTATGTCAGGTCTTGCTGAAATCCAGATGGGAACTTTCCTTCCCTCGTCTGTGATGAATGTTACTAGCGGTGACAAGACTGCATCAGAGATCAATCGCATTGCTGCTGTTGAAAATCAGATCCGCGAAGGCATTCTAATGCGCTGGGTGAAGCAATATTCCAAGGCAGTCGAGCGTATGCAACGTGGTATTTGCCATCCCGAACATATTAAAGCCGCATCTGAACTTAAAACACAGATTGATTTTGCTCGCTTGCAGAATCCTAACGCAATGTGGGCTAAAAAAGAGGTTGTCGAAGCGTTTGAACAAGCTCAATCCGAGATTCCATCGTTCCTAGTGCCATTTGAGATTCCTAAACATCTCGATGAAGAGGCAGTTTCATGCGTTTTGGCTATGTTGGAGCGCAATTTGCCACCTAGCGACATACTTTTGATGGCTTTTTCCCCAGCAGAGGAACTTCTGCCGCAAACAGAGGGTCAAGACGCTGCAATTCTTGATCTTTTGATTCAACGCTACACAGGTAACCCACAAATTAACCAAGATGAGCTAATGAAA